ATAGTAGGCTGATTCCAATTACCCTTTGAAGACCTCAACATAAATTTATTGGGGTATATAATTTCTGCTTCTTCATCAAAAAGAAGTCTTAAAAAGAATTTATGTCCCTCTGATGTGCCTTTAGCAGCATATAAATCTCTAATATTTTTAATAAGATCACGTTTCGAAACTCCTGATGCAAGTGTCTTTGGAATTGCTTCCAAAAACATATTAAACATCTCATCCAAAAATACAGTAGTAGTATTATCTGGATCAACATAGTCAAAGAGCTGTTGTGTATTTTGTACAGGATTTGCACGATAAGAAATTATACTTGCTGTTGCTTCAGAAACTGATCCTGTTACAATTTCACCAATTTCAAATTTTTGTTGAGAAGAAATAAAAAGTCTACTATTACCAAGATCATCAACAAGCACCTTTGCAGTTGCTTTAGATATCTCTCCAGTAATTGTTTCATTAGGAACAAATTTACCAGTAGTACCTGTCCCTGTTTCTGTATTAACCTTTACAGAATCATCACCTTCTGTTAAAATAAAACTTCGAGAAACTGTTTCTAATCTCAAGCTATCGATTGTAACATCTACAATCAATTCCGCAGATTCTAAAAATTGATAAAAATCTTTAACAAATTGAACAAACTTCGGATGATCCGCTTGAACAAAATCAGGGACTTGCCCTTCTATCAAAGGAGAAATCTTTGTAGTTAGTTTTCCGTCGAAGGGTGCCATTTTTTAAAAACTCGATGTTTCTGGTATTGACCCAGTAGTTACAAAACTTGAAGCAGCGCCGGGAACTCCAGCAGCAATAGTATCCACTTCTCCTAATACAGTTGAATTTGTAAAATCAATTTCCAGTATTTGATTACGAACAGCAACTATGTCTTTAGAATTTGGAACAGCTGTCAATCTAATTTTAACAGAAGCTTCTCCATCTACATCTTCTACCGATATTATTTTTATACCATTAATTTTAATATGTCCATTAGTATAATCTATCGTTCCAGCTGCATTATCAAGATATGTCCTAGTATTACCTACCAAATAAAATCTTCGAAGATTTCCATTACCATCATCATCAAAATATTGTACAGTGGTTGTACTGCCACTTATTTTAAACCCTGTAGTAGAAACTACTCCACCATTAATAGCATTATGTCCCGCCTCTGGATGATGAAGTCTATTATTAAAATAAATATTATATCCAATATTTTCATTTAATGTTGGTTCAAAAAATTGTGCCATAGTAACATTAGTTACATTACTTAATATAGAGTTATCTGCGGCATCAATCAACCTAGAAATTTCAGAATGTCTAAACATAGCATTAAATTCCGTTAATGTACCTGTATTAAAATTTTGTAGTACACTAGTAACATTAGTAACCAATGTAGATTTAGTTTTTGTAGTTGCACTAGGATTAAATTTAAATACTACTTGAAGAATGAGAAAAGTTGTTTCTGGATCAATAACTACAGGAGTAATAGATGCCACATTAAATTGTTTAAGGTCTGTAACAAGTTGATCCTTTTGTGTTACTGTTAAATTATTGCCGGTTATTGATTTAATAGATATAAAAACCTTACCAAATTCTTGTGTTGAAACTACTCCAAGACTAGAATCAAAAGACCCATCTTCTCCACCGAATACCTGTACAGATTTTGTTTGTGGAAATAACTTCCTTGAAAAAACTTTATAATCATTTACTGTAACGCATCTTCCTTGCGCTGCATAATCCAAGGGAGCATTAAGTTTAACAGATGCTATGGTTTCTCGTTCAAAACCACCAGCAGCAGACTGAATAGTTGTTACTGTTATGTCTGTTTCGCCATCTATAGCACCACTATTAGTAAATGATGATGCGCCATTTGCTAAATCTTTATTTGTTGCAACATAAGTTAAAAGAACTATATTACCATCTGATATTGATTTACTCACAACACCATCACCAAAATATACTTCAAACTTTCCTGACTCCACTTCCTGTAAAAAGAAAACAACACTTTCCCCTGTCAGCTGAGTAACATCTTTTACTTTTGTATAAGTAATGGTGCTTGTGTCTGAAGCTGAAGTTTGAACATCAACTTTTAAACTGGATGTATCTATTCTATTATCATCAACTAAAAATCTCTGATCTGAGTCAGAACTATCTACTGTATATCTTTGTGTAACAAGCGTACCTTCATAAATTTTTACCTCATTAAAAACAATGTCACCCGCTGTTTTGGTCGCAGTTAAATCATCCACCGTTACAAATTGAAAAGCCGTATTATTGACTGACGTAGAAAAAGTAGTACCAGCCGGAATTGTTCTAGTAGAATTGGAAACATTATTCATGGCGACATCAACTATCGCCAAAGGTGCTTTTACAGAAGTAGGTTCATAACCTAAAGTCTTTGCGTGAGAAACAATACTGGATCGTAACGAGGCACTGTCAATAAACATTTCGTTAGCAAGCATATTAGAATTAAACCCAAGATAGTGAGTATTATAAGCAAGTATATCCAATAAGATGTTTATACCAGAACCTTCAAAATCATAATCTGTAAATTCATTCTGTGCTTTCAAAAATGTTTTTAAATTTGTTTTAACCTGATCAAAATCAAATTCTGTAATATCTAGTCTTCGTGCTGTCTGAGCCATTATCGTAATCTCTCTAATAAAACGTCTAGTTGTACTAATTCTGTTGGGGCATTAACTACATAAAATTCTACTGTTAATTCATACGCATTACGATCTAAGTCTGGTTTTGACTTTACTCCAACAAGTCTTGCTCTAGGTTCAAAATTTTCAATAACATCTTCTACCTTTTTACTCAAAATAACAGCGGTAAGTGGAGTCATAGGTTCAAACAACATTTCCCTTACTCCAGAACCTATTTCTGGGTGAAAAGGTTTTTCATAATGATTAAGCAAAACAAGATTACGAACAGAACGCTTTACTGCTTGAACATCCGTAACTTTATTAACATCTTTAGTAACTGTTTTAGAAAAAAACATGTCTAAGTCTTTCCACGTCCTTGTGTTACGATCAATAGCGTTTTGCCCCTGAGCATCCGTAAATGCCTCAGAAGAACTTGGAATTCCTACCATGTTAGACTCCTTGGTTTATTTATAAGTATAACATTAATCTACACTCTGTTTCATTCTATAAGGTTCATACTTTTTCCATACTTGTTCTGCTGGTACACGAATAAAGGGTTTTTTTGTTTCTCTCTCATCAGGATTTTTAATAGTAAGAAAAACCTGCTTCCCCTTAGCCCATGCATCCATTTTTAACAACTCCTTCTGCAAAGTAGTTCTTTCTCTTTTAATTGAATTACATAATTTTTTATTTACACTAGACATAATTATTTACTTCTCCTTATACATCATCCCTGTCATCCGTTCCTAATGCACGATCAATACGATCAACGAAGTCATCAGGATCTTCATCCGGCAATGGTGCAGCTGCTTCTTTATCTGTTTTGGGTCCACCTGGCTGGCCTACGCCAGGAATATCTTTATGAAAATGGTCATCAAACACGCTCGTCCTTAGTTCTATTCTCTTCCCAGCCCTTTCAAGCAAAGATATCCATTTCTTTGTTCGCTTTTCAAAGTAGTCTGGATCGTTCCCTGATCTGGCACGTCGAAGGGCTCTTATTGCCCTTGCGTTCAAGAAGTTTTGCACTTTGCGGAAGTTTAAGAAATATTTGAAATGAATACGGCCGCCGGTTATTGTTCTGTTACCAAGCCTGGCATCTGGGAAAAGTTTAGCTTGTCTCCCTATTGTTTCCCCGACAGAACTAATGCCTGAATCAGAATTTGGAATAAATCCTCTTGTGTAATATATTGTTTCATCATCCCTCAAATTATCTGGATAAGGTTTCAGTGCTGCATTAACTTTACCACTAAAATTAGCTAGCAGCCGCAGAAATTCACTTTGTGCTGACCTAAATTGACGCTCTAGTTCTTGAAACCGAATAGCGTCTGTAGGTACTTTAACTTCTTGTGCTGATACAGCTGTTGATAAAGTCTCTTTACCTGTTGTAGTATCAACAGTACGCATCGCACCCACTTGATCTGATTCATTTTTTATTCTAGCAACTTGTGGGTGAGGAGTTCCCATCCCTTGTTTAGCTATTGCTTCCGCTTTTCGAGAATCCTCTTCTTGTTTAACTGATACATTTGGGCCCGTAGGAATACCTGTTCCAGCATCAGGGTTTACCCATACACTCTTTGATTTAACTACATCCGCCGACATAGCTTTAACTGCTTTTTCATTTGCAGCGGCTATGGTCGAAATTGTAGCAGGCTCTTCTTTCTCTTGTGGTTTTACTGGCGTGTTAACATTTTGTGCTTTTTCTTTTACTAATCCATCCTTACCTATAACTAAATTTGGAGCAATAGAACAAGGGTCAAACCCCCCTGATAAAGATCCTAAAAGTCCATCTAAACTTAATCCCGCTGCTCCTAATGCTTCACCAAATTTCAAACCTAATTCAGCAGACTTTAAATCGAATAATGCCTGGCCACCCAACCCACTTACATCAATATTAAAAAGAGATGTTAATTCTGATTGAAAATTTATATCAGGAAAGGCTGGCATTTCTGGTGCCAACCCCTTTACCAATTCTGTTAACTCACCGAAACCTAAATCAATGTCAGGAAACAATGCCGATGGGTCCACATCTAAACCCGCTAGAAGCTTCTTTTTAAGATCATATAAACTTTTCGAAAATGCATCAAATTCTGGACTAGCGCCACAGAGACTTGGTATTTCAAATTTAGGAATTCCTGCTACCATATCTAACCCCCTGCAAATACATTAGGACTACCAGCAGCAACTGAAGTACATCCGCTAATACTGTCTCCAATTCTGCCAGCACCTAAACCATTTACAAATACTGTAGAGGAACCTGTAGCAATACCAGCGGTATGTGTAGGACACACTGCTGGTGGAATTAAGTGTGGTGTATTGATATCACTCTGCCTACTCCACGCAATGCCGTTTACAAATACGTTAGGTGAACCAACTGCTCTGGTCATCCCAGAACAATGAGGTACATCTGCATCTCCAATCCTAGTTGCTGCG